GTGGATACTATTTGCTGATCTTAACTGCTTGAGTAACCCAATGTGGAAGCACTGAGCCACTGAAGAAGTCATCCTCGACGATGTCACTGATCAAGGAAGCGGAATAAGTATCGTAACCAATATTCCCTGAACCGATGACACACTCTGGGGTGCTGATAAAAAGTCCAAACTGAAAGGTGTCCCCAGCGGCCACCCACAGCCTCATCCGACCGTTTAGGATAACTCCCGGAGGAGCACCCGTACCCAACACTTGGTCTGTCGGGTTGGTCGCCGCAATCGCTATCGTTCCACTTGACGCTTGATTTCTTGCGGGAAAATCAATCGCGCTTTGCTGAGTCATACAGAATTTAAATGTAGACATGAAAGGAATCTCCACGGTCGTATAGTTCGTCGCCGGGTCGGTAGATGTCATTGCCATTCCAGAATTGAAAAAGGACGGCTGTCTCGAATGCTGCGCGGTCGCCATGATAGCTAAACCGCTAGTGCCCGAGGGTGTAAATGGCACAAACGTGACCTGAACGGTGTCGCTGTAACTTGCTGCTGGATAACCATTCAAAGCTGACGCAGTGGGAAAAGTGAACGTCGGATAGGGCAGTCTCGGCTGTCCTGATCCCGTCGCAGTTAGGACTGGAATTCGATTCCAGGTTGGATCGTACTGCACCCGCAAGTTAAACGGGCCCTTCCACGCTCGATAAATCGATCCAAACCACGGGAGCATCCCGCTTCCTCCGGTTGCCACACCCGATCCAAACTCCTGAAAAGCCTGAGTAAAATTCCCTGTAATCAACGTCAAAACAGCAGGACTAATAGTCCCAACTGACGACGCGGACAACATGGCATTATCCACAGTTAACAGGCCTGAAAAGCGCTTGCAGCAATCCACCACACTGTCGATCTTCTCCTCGAAACCGTACCGCACCGCCGTGTGTTGCTCGGTAGCCAAAAGAATCTTCCCACTCTCCGGTCTCGCCACTCCTTCTTCCGTTTCTGCCAAGAATGAAAACGCATTGCCGATTTGAATCGTCGCATTGTTGATGTTAAGTCCACTCACGCGATAATTTGGTCCGCCGCTCTTCCACAGATTGATAGCCACAGTTGATGGTGTGCCAGCTGGTGTAACCAGCGCATTCACTATCCAGATCGAATAAACTCCAGTGAAAAAGTCTCCCGGTGTCTCTCCAACCGGCGCCGTAAGAGATACTGCACCATGAGGAACACGAAGACTACGTCGAGACGAAATAAAGGGAAACACGAATTCAAACTCGTGCTGCACTGAATTCAACTCAATATAGCCAATCATGTCACTCATAGCCGCATCCAACGATGCCGGGAAAACATAGGAACCATAATGCGCTGCAACCATCAACCTACCCGTGTGATAAGTCGATGCCACCAAATCCATGGTCAAAATGATCTCTCCTCGCCACACATCGAACTTCATAGATACAAAGTCCAATATCGTTGGTGAAAACGTTGTCCCAAGAGGTAACTGATACACTGTTGCCAGCGGACCAATCACACTCCCGTACAGCATTGTTCCTGAAGCTCCGCTCACATCCCACGTAACAGTGTTCTCGAACATCTTCTTCTGCACGAGCCAACTAATAGATGTTTCATCCACGGTGTTGCCGAAGTCCTGCGGCTCTGCCAAGTCCTGTTCACCCGGGTTAAGTTTTAACACTTCGCCCGCGATCACATTGTTCGCATTCGCAAAATTACCAAGCGCCTGTCTTACCACAGCTGCTCCTTCCAATCCCACAAGGGGTTTGTCGAAAGCGGCTGCGGGGATAGACACTTCGGCCTTCGCACCACGCGCAAATTCATTTCCCATCTTCTCAATCGGCCCTGCCTTCATCGCACTGTTCTTCAAGTTGTAACTGATCGAATTTCC